CGCTTGCTTTCTACTCACGCAACTTTGGCCTGTTGCGCAACAGGAGGCCGTAGGAACGGGGGTCTGTCATGGCGATGCTTCAGCGCACATGCTCCCGTTGTGGCACCGAGTTCGAGGCCAAAACGAGCCGCGCGACCTACTGCACGGCCAGTTGCCGCGCGCTGGCGTCGCGTGAACGGCACGAAAAGCCGACCTCGAACGTCTTCACGATGCCCGGCGCGAAGGGATCAGGCACCATTCGGGCCGCGGTACTGGCCGAGCTCGGCGGACAGCAGGACGGCGTCTCCGGACGCCAGGCGTTGGCGATCGCAGACCGCCTTGACGCCGGCGTTTCTGATACGGCCTGGTTGCCGATGTCGCGTCGGCTGGACGAGCTGCTGGCGCAGGCCGCCAAGCTTGCTGCCGCGGCGCCTGGGGCTGAGGACGGCAAGCCGGATCCGATCGAGTACCTGGTGGAGCGCGGCGAGCAGCGTCGACTGACTGTGGTCGGGTCGCCGGCGTGACGCTAGGCAAGTGGGCGCCGGTCACGCCGGCGAAACTGGTCTGCCCGACATGGGACTTCACCCGCGGCCCCGAGGTCGCCGACCTGTGCGCCCTGCTCGGCTACATCCCGATGCCCGAGCAGGAGCTCTGGCTGGACGCGGTGTTCGCGATCGGCTCCGACGGCCTGCCCGCCGTGACGGACGCGACCGATATTGCGGGCCGGCAGAACCTGAAGACCGGCGAGTTCGTGATGACGGCATTCGGCTGGCTGTTCATCACCAAGGAAGAGCGGGTCTTGTGGTCCGCCCACGAGTTCGGCACGACACGCGACGCTTTCCTGCTGATGCGCGGCCTTCTGGAGAAGCACGCCTGGGCGGATGCCAAGGTGCGCCAGTACTACGCGAGCTCGAACTACACCGCTATCGCCCTCACGGACGGCCGCGTGCTGGAGTTCACGGCCCGCACCACCAGCCAGGGGCGCGGCAAGTCCGCACCTAAGGCGATCTGGGACGAGGGCCTCGAGCTCCGCGCCGAGCACCTGGGAGCACAGGACGCCGTCAAATCAACGTTCCCGTGGGCCCAGACGCTCATCGGAAGCTCTGGCCTGAAGTCGTACAGCGAGGTTTTGCACCCGATCGTCGACAAAGCGTGGGCGGGGCAGCTAGGCGCGAAGGACTTCTTCCGGGAGTTCCGCGACGACCTGCCCGGCGAGTGCCGGCTAGGCCCTGAGTGCACGCACGTGTACGGCTCGGTCGGTTGCCGACTGGATGAGCCGGAGCGATGGAAGCGGAACAACCCCGCGACGGACCGGATCCACGAGGATGGTCGCGGCCTGACGCTGGAGGCAATCGCCCGGGAGCGAAGGAACCAGCCCGACCCGATGATCTTCGCCAGGGAGCGGATGGGCTGGCACGACAAGCTCGTCATCGCGAACGACCAGGTCTTCTCCGAAGAAGCATGGCTCGCTCGACGGGATCCAAAGTCCAAGATCTCGGGTGACCGGGTCCTTGCCCTGCAGGTTTCGCCAAACCGGACGTGGTCGGCTGTTGTCGCCGGCGGCCGGAACGCGAACGACCTGATCCACCTCGAGGTTCCGTCGAAACGCGTCGACCGCGAGGTTCGGCAGTACGCCCGGTGGCAGGGAACCGACAAGGTCCTTCCTTGGTTCCGTGCCTATCTGCGGAAGCGGGTAGGCACAACGACCCGCCTCCTAATCCTCGCGGGATCCTCGGCGGTATCCCTGATCCCCGCCCTGGAGCGGTTGAACGACGACCCGGAACTCGGCGATCTGGAGCTACACCTGATCCCCGAATCGACCATGCCTGCGGCGTGCAACTTCTTCCAGGACTCGATCGCGAACGAGGGCATCGTCCACGTCGGAGATCCCGAACTGAAGTCCTCGGTCCTGGCGATCAGTAAGCGGATGGTCGGAGATCGAACCTTCGTCTGGTCGCCTCGCTCGTCGAGCGGCGACATCACGGCGGCAATCGCCGCAACCCTGCTCGCCTGGCACTTGGAGCAGGACGACGACACCAACCCGATGTCCGGGATCGCATTTGGAAGGAGGCGTAATGGGACTGCGTCAGACAGTTGAGACCCTCCTCGGGTGGCAGCCCGAGACTCGCGCACTCACCACGGGCGATCTGTTCCGCACCAGCGAGCAGCCGATCGAGTTCTACGACATTGGCGGGGACAACGTCCTGCGCATCGCTGCGATGTACGCCGGCGTCGGCCTGATCGCTGACTCGATCTCGTCGCTGTCGATCGATTGCTTCCGCCGGGATGGCAACAAGGTCCGTCAGATCGCCGCCCCGAAGTGGCTCGATCAGCCCGACGACCGCATCTCCGACTTCGACTGGGTGCACCAGCTGACCACGTCCGTCCTGCTGCGCGGCAACGGCTACGGGACGGTGTTCCGTGATAACTGGGGCAAAGTCCGCGAGGTCGAGTGGCAGCACCCGTCCTGGGTGAGCATCGACGAGGGCAGCCAGTGGATGCCGAAGTACTACGTCCGCGGCATCGAGATGTTCTCGGAGCGCACCCGAATGGGTGGCGGCCTCGTACACATCCCCGGCTTCATCCTGCCCGGCAGCGTGAAGGGCCTCGCCCCGGTGACGCTGTTCCGGCACCAGTTCGAGACCTCGAAGGCAGCACTGCAGACGGCGCGCGACTGGTACTCCGAGCGCTCGATACCGTCCTCGGTGCTGTCCAGCAAAACGAAGCTCCCACCCGGTAAGGCCGAGGAGATTCAGGACTCAGTCGAAATCTCTCCCGGCGGAATGATGGTGCTCGACGGCGCCAACTGGGACTGGACGCCGATCTCAATCCCCCCCGCGGACATGCAGTTCCTCGAAGCGATCGAGGCAACGGCTAGCCAGATCGCCGCCATCCTGCGGGTTGACCCGGAGGACGTCGGCGGCAAGGCATCGGGCAGCCTGAAGTACTCGACGGTGGAGGGCAATCAGCGCAAGCTCAACGTCCGCACCCTGCTGTCGTGGGTGCGCCGCTTCGAGCAGGGACTACGCCCCTTGATGGACGATCCGACGACCGACTTCCTGCGGTTCAACCTCGACGACCTGGCACGCCCGGACGCGATGGTGACGACGAACATCACCACGCAGAAGTTGAGCAACGGCACCCTCACGAACGAAGAGGCGCGCCTCGCCGATGGGCGCGATCCGCTCACCGAGCAGCAGATCGCCGAATGGCAGGGCTGGTACGCGGGCAAGCAGGCGGCAGCACTCGCACCGGCGGACCTCACCGAACAGATCAAGGCCGTTCTGGCCGACCTCAACATGAAGGGGGCCTGAGCCCATGAGTGCAACCCTGCGCCGGATGATCGCCGAGCAGCCGGCGCAGTTCCGGGCGGCACCGGCTGGATCCAAGTCCCCCGGAGTGCTGTTCGGCTACGCCTGCGTGTTCAACACGGTCAGTCGCGACCTTGGCGGCTGGCGCGAAGTGATCGACCCGGTGTGCTTCGCGGCCTACTTGGCTGCTGGCGGTCGGGTGATCGTCCGCGCCGAGCATGACTCGCGCCTGCTGCTGGGAACCACGGACGCCGGCACTGCACGGGTCACCATCGACGCGGTTGGCGTGTTCTACGAGGTGGACCTGCCCGACACGAACGCCGGTCGCGACGTGGCCGTTCTGGCTGCTCGTGGCGACTACCGCTTCAGCTCCTTCGCGTTCTACGAGGAGGCCGGGTTCTGGGACTCCACGATGGCGCCCGAGGGCGAGCCGGACGCGCCGGTGTGGCGCGTGATGCTGGCAGAGCTGGCCGACTGTGCCCCTGTTGCCGACCCGGCCTACTGGTCGAGCACCGCAGCCAAGCGCGACCTGACAGAAGCGAGAGCTTCCACCGTCAGGGATGACGACGACCCCGACACCGCCGAAGACCCGGACGAGCCCGGGGAGTGCGAAGAGGAATCCTGCGGGCACGAGCCCGGAGCCAAGTGCAACCGGAGCGCCGACTTGGCACTTCGGGAATCGCAGACTACGGCCGCGCGCCTACGTCTGCTCAATCTCCGCCAGGAGAAAGGAAGTATCCGATGATTGACGACCTGAAGCGCGGCCTCCAGGATCTGCTCGACAAGCGCGCTCGCTTGTTCGAGTCGGAGGCCAAGCCCCTGATCGACGCGGGCACCACCCGCGCCCTCACCGCCGACGAGCTCACCAAGGACGCCGAGATCGAGGCCGCGTTCCGCCGCTTCGACCGTGGCATCGAGCAGATGCGCGGCCAGATCGAGGCCGACATGCAGCGTGCAGCGCTGGGCCTCAACGGTGGCAACCCGGAGAAGCGCGACGACGGCATCGCCGAGACGCTGCGCTCCATCCTCGTCGAGCGGTCGAAGCCGGGCGCTGACCTGAACTTCACCACGGCTCAGGTCAAGCGTGCGCTGACCAACCTGACCGCCGCCGACGGCGCGGGCAACACCATCCCGTCGACCTTCTGGGGAGAGTTCGTGCAGCCCCTGCGCGACGGCTCCTCGATCATCGACGCCGGCGCCCGCGTCATCGTCACCGCCTCCGGTGAGTCGATCACCATCCCGCGGCTGAAGACCTTCGGCGTGGCCGAGTCCGGCAAGGCTGCGAACACGGCCCTCGCCGGTACCGACCCGACGTTCGACCAGGTCGCGTGGGCCACCACGAAGTACGACCAGGTCATCCTGACACCGCGCGAACTGATCGAGGATTCCGCGATCGACATCGAGGGTCTCGTCGGTGGGCTGATCGGCCAGAACGTGGGGCTGAAGCTCGGCTCCGACATCTCCACCGCGACCGCCACTTCGGCGACCACGGCAGTCACCGGCGCCGGCTACCTGCCGACGATGGACGAGCTGGTCGACATGCAGCACAGCATCCTGCGGGCCTACCGCAAGAACGCTGCATGGGTGGCGAACGACACCCTGGTCGCCGGGATCCGGAAGATCAAGGACACCACGGGCCAGTACCTGTGGCAGCCGTCCGTGCAGGTCGACAAGCCCGACGTGTTCATGGGCAAGCCGATCTACACCGACACCTTCCTCGACCTGCCGGTCGCGGGATCCAAGAAGCCGCTGCTGTTCGGCGACATGTCCCGCGTGTGGGTCCGCCTCGTCGGCTCCCTGCGGCTCGAGCGGTCCGACCAGGCCGCGTTCACCAACGACCAGATCGCCTTCAAGGGCGTCCTGCGCGCTGGCTCGGTCCTGACCGACCTCAACGCCGTCAAGGCGTTCATGTCGAAGATCGCCTGACCGTGAGATACGCAGTCGCCCGTCCGGCGGAAGCGGCGATCCCGCCAGCCGGGCGGGTGGCTGCACCCCCAACCCCAGACATCACCAAAGCAGAGGAGGTGCACAATGGCCGATCCGTGGCTCCCTCCGGACCTGCTGCGCGGGTTCATCAAGAACGGGTCCCCCGGGGATGAAACCTTCCTGGAGTTGGCTGTCGATGGTGCATGCGCCAAGGTCGACGAACTCTGCGGACCCACCCTCCTGACAACCATCACCGACGAGTTCGTGCCGGTGGGGTCGCGGAGGAAGGTGATGCTGTCCTGCCGCGTCCGGCAACTCATGACCGTCGTCGATTCCGCTACGGGTGACGAGCTGACCGGCTTCTCAGCGTGGCGCCAGCGACTCCAGCGAGACGACCGGGCACAGATCGGGACCGACCTGCTGGTCACCTTCACCAGCGGCGCCGACGCCGCGCCCACTTGGGCAACGTCGGCAGCGCTGTCCATCGCTCAGCAGTACCTGCGTTCCATGCGCCGGTTCACTCAGGCCGGCGCTCAGGCCGTGGATGCCCCGGTCGGCTTCCTCGTCCCGAAAGTTGCCATGGACTTCATGGAGGATCACCTCCTGATCCGGGGATTGGCGCTGTGACCGGCCTCCGCGACAGCGTCGTCCTCGATCTCCTCAACGCGCTTCACGATGGGATCGCCGGCACGTCCCCCGCGCAGGTCTCATTCGGTGAGCCCGAGGGGTTCACCTCTGGCGACTTCCTCGCGATCGGCGTGACCGACCCCGGAGCGGGTCGCCCGACACAGTCCGCCAACTCGCAGACCGACTGGGCCGCACTCTCGATGGGCAGCGGCTACGACGAGACGGGCGAGATCGCCTGCTCCGCGTGGTCGGTCAATGGCTCCGACGACATGCAGGAGGTCGTCGCAAAGGCCTACGCACGGCTCTCCGAGGTTCTGGCCTACATCCGGGCCAACTACACCGACACCAACCTGCTAGGCGTGCAGGGCCTCTGGGAGTTGCGCCTGGCAGGCCATGAACTGCAGACCTTCCGGACGGACGGCGGCTGCATCGCATACCTGCTGTTCCGCCTCGCGTTCCAAGCCACCATCTGAGGAGACACCACCCATGAAGATCAGAAACATCAACCCCTTGGGTGACGTCCGAGTCGCCGCCCTGGGCATGCAGCTCGTCAAACGTGACGAGGTCGTCGACGTCGCCGAAGATCTGGCCGGCGTGCTGGTCATCCAGACCCTGAACTGGGAACTGGCCGACAAGGCACCCAAGGCCGATCAGGAGGCCGTGGCGAAGATCATCGCCGAGCACCTGGCCGAACTGGCCGCCGCGTCCGGCGTCACCCTGCCCGACGCACCACCGTCTGCCCCTGAGCCCATCCAGACCGAACAGAACGAGGAGGCCTGATCATGGGCTACCGCGATGCACAGTTGACCTCCAGCGCCCCCCAGTCGGCCTACGCCACGGCGCAGACGCTTGACCGGCTGCACTACTACAGCGGCGACCCCGGCCTCGGCTGGCAGCCGAACGACGCCGAGACGGAAGCCGTCTATCCCGGCTCGGTCGCGCTCGACACCGACTCCTACCGGCCCTCGGAGTCGGCCGGCGGACCGATCGAGCACGAGTACAAGGCGAAGGGTTTCGGGCGCTTCCTCAAGGCCGCGCTGGGAACTGGCGCATCGACTCTGGTCAGCGCCGGGCTCTACCAGCAGGTGTTCACCCCGAGCGCTGCGGCCTTCTTCGACGCACTCACGCTGCAGCTGGCCAAGCCGCAGTACGACGGCTCCACGTTCGACGTGGAGACCTTCATTGGCAGCGTCGTGAAGTCCATCGAGTTCAAGATGGACAACAAGGGCGTCCTCACGATGAACATCGAGTGGGATGCGCAGACGATGTCGACCGTCATCGCCAAGGCGTCCCCGTCCGCGGTTGTCGCCAACCGGTTCACCTTCGCGGGCTTCGCGTTCGCCACCGGTGCGATCACTGAGCCGACCACCGTCGCGCTCGGCGTGGGCGCAACCCCGCTAGATGGCATCAAGTCGTTCTCGGTCAAGATCGAGAACGAGATGGACGTCGAAGACTTCCGCGGCAACGGCTCAGGCAAGAAGGCCCAGCCGACCGTTTCGCGTCAGGTCATCACCTGGCAGGTGGAGGCCGACTACATCGCCGCGATCGCAGCCCTGAAGGCGAACTGGATTGCGAACTCCACGATCCCGATGGTGGCCACGTTCACGACCGGCACTGATGCGATCCAGTTCATCATCCCGGCCGGTCGGATCTCCGACCCGGTCAAGTCGAACGCGGATGGCTCGCAGCCGAAGACGACCCTGTCGGGCGATGCCCGCAAGACGGCCGCCTCGACGCAGGCGTTCTGGATCGTCACGCGCACCGCTGACGCCACGCTCTGAGCGATAGGAGGCCGTGATGACCAATGACCTGATGAAGGTCAACACGGCCTCCTTCGCGAAGTCGGCTAAGGCGCTCGACAGGGCGGCACCCAAGATCCTCCGGGCCGTCAAGAAGGAGATGCGCGAGGCCGCCAAGCCGCTCGGCAAGTCGATGACCGCCGGTCTCGCCCCCAGCGGCGCATACCCCAACGGTCTGGGTGACCGGCTCCGTCGGGGGAACTACACGAAGCTCCGGTTCCTCCGCAACAACACCGGCGTGCAACTCGTCCTCAGGCTGGCTGTCCGTCACCCCGTCTACGCCGACCCCGAGAAGACTCGCGCCGAGTGGTCCTGGGTGAACCAGCCGCTGCCCGAGAGGGATGCCCCGGCAGCGTTCGACAAGGGCGTCGACGACCTGCAGAACAAGATCGCGAACGCCACCACGAAGGCACTCAAGGAGACGCTGTGATCCGTATCGTCACCGCCCGCAACGAGGCCGGTTTCCCGACCGACGTCGAGGAGTTCGCGGAGGTCCAGGCCGACACCGTGCCGATGACCCTCGGGTTGCGGTTCGACAAGGAACTTGCCGCGATGGCAAAGGATGGCCTGTTCCCCGGCGTGAACCGGTGGAGCGAGGCGGCATGGAAGTGCCAGAAGTTCTCCGTCGACTCGTTCAACAAGCTGACCGACATGGCGCGCGAAGCCAAGGAGTCCGACGACGGCCCGTCCGCCGATGAACTCGCGACCGTGGAAGATCCGCAGGAGTCTGAGGACTTCTCGCTGTGGATGGTCTCTCACCCGTATTACGCGCTCACGGTGCGGGTCGGGATCTGGGCCGCAGTCAATATGTCCGGCAAGCACATGACCCTCCGCGAGGTCTACGACCTGTCCGACGCGGACTACGACAGCTCCGGCTTTGACGAGCCGTTCATCGATGACGACCAGGTCGAGGACGGCGAGACCGAGGCGGGAAAAGCCTAGGCGGGTTCATTCCCAGCCGGGAGTACTCCACGGCCGCCACACGGCCGGCCCCGGCGAAGTTTGAGCCCGTACTCGTCCTGATCTACCGCTGGCAGCTCGCCATCTGTGACCACTTCGGCTGGACCCCGGCAGACGTGGAAGCGCTCGCCTGGTGGCAGTTCGAAACCGCCGTCGACTTCATCGAGAACGCAAGGAAGGCGGCGCGGCATGGCTGATATTCAGAAGTCCATTCGGTACATGATCCTGGGCGACGCCTCCGGGGCAACCAAGTCGCTCAAGTCCGTGTCTCGCGGCTTCATGGATTCGGTGAAGCACGCCGACACGTTCGGCAAGCGGGCCAAGATCGCCGGCGGCGCGATCGCTGGACTTGCTGCCGGCGCGGTCATTGCCGGTGCCGCGATCGCGGTCAAGTTCGGCAAGCAGTCGATTGACACCTTCAAGAAGGTCGGCGGCGAAACCCGCACCCTCGCACGGGTCACCGGCTTGGGCGCCGAGGACGCATCCCGGCTCGGGTTCGCGTTCAAGATGACCGGCATCGACGCCACCGTCGGCGCCCGATCAATGGGCATCTTCGCGAAGAACGTCGTCGCCATGTCGCAGAAGGACGCGGCGGCGAAGGTGAAGGCGCAGGCGCACGCCGACGCGATCCGCACCCAGATCAAGGCGCTCGAGGCTGCCGGACCATCAACAGCTGGCTATTCCGACAAGATGTCCAAGCTCAAGGGTGACCTCGCCACTGCGACCGCCGCGAGCCACCTCAACGCCTCCGCCCTTGGTGCCCTCGGGGTCAAGTACACCGATGCCCACGGGAAGCTCCTGCCGATGAAGGATCTCCTCCCGCAGATCGCCGACAAGTTCGCCGCGATGCCCGACGGAGCCGAGAAGTCGGCCGCGGCCATGAAGCTGTTCGGCAAGGGCGGCCTGGCCATGCTGCCGTTCCTGAACAAGGGCGCCGCTGGCCTCAAGGAACTCGGGATCCAGTCCGACAAGACCGGCAACACCCTCTCCGGCAAGCAGCTCGACGCGCTGATGAAGAACAAGGTTGAACAGCGGAAGTTCGACGCCGCGATGCAGGGGTTGTCCGTCACTCTCGGGTCGATGCTGCTGCCGATCATGACGCAGGGCGCCGAGTTCATGAACTCGGTTCTGGTGCCCGCACTGATGGGCGCGACCCAGTTCGTGAAGGACAACCAGGCCGCGTTCGACGGCCTCGGCAACATGATGCGCTGGTTCTGGAACAACGTGCTGCTGCCGGTCCTCAAGTTCTGGATCTCCAGCAACGCCGAAACTGCGCGCGGCATCGGGGTCATCCTGGAAGCCACCGGACGACTCACCGGCAATAAGGATCTTGAGAACTTCGGCAAGGGTGTCCAGAACGCAGCCACGGCCACCAAGGCGTGGGCCGACAGCCTGAAGGGCATCCCCGATCCTGCCCCGGTCGTTCTCGACGCACGGACCGAGGCAGGCAAGAAGCACGTCGCCGAGCTCGACACCAAGATCAAGGGCCTGCAGGGCAAGATCGTCACCGCCACCGCCAAGGGTGACGGCAAGGCAGTCGACGCCCTCAAGCGGAAGCTCCTGGCGCTGCAGGCGCAGAAGTTCCACGCCACGATCACGGCCGCCGTGACGATGAACAAGGCCAAGGACGAGATCCACTACAACATGTCCGGCCACGGGAACGTGAAGTTCTCCGCGGCCGCCACGGGTGGTTGGCGTAACGGCATCGTCCGGATGAACGAGTACGGCGACGAACTCGTTTCCCTCAAGCGCCCCATGTACTTCTCGACCGCAGCGGAGTCCGCCCGGATCGCTCGCGGCCAGACCCCTGGTGGCGGATCCATCGGCGGCGGCGCCGCATCTTCAGTGACCATCCAGCTTCACATACACGCCGCCCCGGCCCAGCAGCCGCGCGAGGTGTGGAACGCGGTTCGTGACGGGTTGCTGAGCCTCAAGCCGACCCTTGGACCGAAAGGACTGGCGTTCGGATGAGTGCACCTTCAATCACGCTTGAACTGTTCCTCGGTGGCTCTTGGGTGCCGATCACAGACAAGGTGAGGCTGTCGGCAGGAATCAGCGTCAAGCGTGGCCGGAACAATGAGGTCAGCGACCCCGATCCGGGGACGCTGACCTTCACCGTCGACAACTCAGACGGCCGGTTCACCATCGGCAACACCGCGGGTACTTACGGTGCCAACTTCAAGCGTTGGGTGAAGTGCCGCTACACCGCGAACAGTTCCGTGCGGTTCACCGGCTACGTGCAGTCGGCTCCGGCGACATGGAACGACAAGACGCGCTCGAAGTCCGATTCGGCAATCTCCTGCATCGACGTCCTGGGCATGATGGCGATGAGCCCCGTGGCCTCGTCGTGGGCGGATGCGCTGATCGGCGCACTGAACCCCACCTGCTGGTGGCCGCTGGACGAGCCGCAGGGCTCCACCGTTGCGGAAGATCATGCGGGCACCGCCGACCTTGCCGCCGTGGCGGTGCTCGGCGTCGATGGCCGGCCTGGGCTGGACGACCTGATCGCGTTCGGCACCTCCGGGCCCGACTGGCTCGAGGCTGACACGCTGGCCCAGTTCACGCCCAACTGGGATGACGTGGAGTTGCTTTGGGAGTTTGCCCGGCTGTCCGCAACCATCCCCACCATCACACTCCCATGCACAATCCTCGCCATTCATACCCGTCCGGCCGAAGAGCCGCGGGCCGTACCCGACGCGGTTGCGGATGTCCTGATCCCGATCTGGTCGGCGCGTGGCGCGGGCGGTGAGGTGACGCTGGCGCGACGGCTGGACTGGCCGCGCGACGTGCTCGAGGTGCTCGTGAGGGTGTCCGCCACCGACTACGCGGCGACCGCCCCGGCCATCTTCGCGCCAGACATGCCAGTCCTGACTGCGGTCGCGATCACGCCGACGGCAGTCTCCATCCTGGGAACTTCCACAGTCGCTGCGGGCTGGTCTTCCGCGCCGTCACTTCTGACCGGGTCGGTGTTCCATGTCGGGCTGCGGGACATCACCAGCAGCCCGGGCTCGGGCGCCACCGCGCATGTGGCGATCATCCCCGGCGCCATGACGGAAGCCGACTTCGAACTGTTGCGCGCGAAGTTGACCGGTGTCGGAACCGCGACGGTAGCGACCTGGCTCAACCGGGCCGCATTGGAGGCGGGCTACCCCGGTTCGGTGTCATCATCGCTGGACCGCATCATGCACCGGCCCGCGCTCAAGGGCTCCAACCCGGCGGCGGCGGGCAATGTCCTCGCCGCCGCGGCGGGGGCCGTCTTCGTGGCCGATCGCAACGGGAACCCCGCATGGGTGGATCCGACCTACTGCCCGCCGGCCACCGTGCTCGACGCGCACGACTTCGCTGCCCCGATGGCGTGGGATGCCGACCCGAGCCTCTACTACACGGAGCTGCACGTCGACAACGTGTTCAGGGAGCTCGCGGCGGTCGACCAGTTCCCGAAGACGGCACGCAACATCGACGGCCTGATGACCGACTCCGACCTTGCCGCCTATGTCGACTGGCTCGCAGCCACCGCAGGTGTCTGGGGTGGGGATCGGGTCTCGGGCATCTCGGCCAACCTGTGGCCGATGGACTCGACCAAGACGGCCGGCTACCTGGGCCTCGACATCAGGTCCAGGGCTGCGATCACGAACGAGCCGGCGCAGATCCCCACGCCGATGGTCGTCACCGTCGAGGGCTGCACCGAGACGGTCAACGACAAAGCATGGACGCTCAGCTTCAACACGGCCCCCGATCCGCGGTTTGTCCTCGACGAATCCACGCTCGACGACTACTACCTCTACGAGTAAGGACTTCCATGGCTTTCGCGCCCCACCAGATGCTGACCGCAGCGGAGCTGAACGGGCTCCTGCCCTCTGCCTCTGCCCCATCATGGGCAACGCTGGCCGGAAAGTTCGACCCGGCCACCGGCGCCTACAACTGCAATGCTCGGACGCTAGGACGATTCCGTCAGCAAAAAGCACGCGCAATGGCCGCCGCCGATCATCTTCACATTTCGGTGTTGGGTGACTCGATCGCCATGCAGGCCAGCCTGACCGGCCCGGCCTACAAGGAAACGTGGCCCGCCAAGATGCGCGATTACCTGCTGCGCACGCTGAACCTCACAAACTGCGGCACGGGTGTCATGCCGCTGTGGATGCTGTACGAGGATTTCAGCTTCAACACTGCGTTCCCGCTGCTGTCGTGGAACCAGGCCGCCGGAGGCGTCCTGCACAAGGCTGACAACATGGGCATCTTCGGCAACAACGGTGTCGCCATTCACTCGGGCGCCAGTGCACCGTTCACGTCGATGCAACTGAACCCCGACAGTGCCCAGATGGTCGATGAAATCTGGGTGTACCTGATGACCGATGCGAGTGACACTCTCGTTGAGGTGACGGACGGATCGGCGACCTACAAGTTCCAGATTCCCACCTATTACGGTGCGACCCCGACAGCCCTTTCGGGCTACACGGTCGTTCCATGCCGTGACGGTTACGTCCGTGCACCCGATCCCGCAACACAGGGCGGCATGCGCGTTGCTCGGCTCAATGTGCCGAGGCAAAACAACTGGACCGTCAAGGTCCTCAGCAAGCCGAACGCTGTCACGTACATGACCATGATTGAGGCAAAGGACTCCAATGGGGGCTTGCGCGTATCCAACCTTGCACAGGGCGGCATGTCGCTGTCGGGCCTCATCTCGGCCTCCGACGACTTCAGCGGTCTAGGTGGGATGGCCCAAGGTGTCGATGCTGTCAACGCCGACCTCGCGATCATCGCACTGATGACAAACGACTGGATGGGGCACACCTCGGTCGCCGACTTCAAGGCGAAGCTCATCACATTGGTCCAGCGTCAGCAGCATTGGGCTGGACCGACCACCCCGAGCGGTAGCGGTATTGGTGCCGCTGGTGACGTCCTGCTGCTGATCTCACCAACACCCGACCTCACGCGTTTCCCGGCGGCGGGCGGCAACGTTCCGTCAAATGATCTGTACATGCGGGCCATGTATGAGGTTGCCGACGAGACGGACGTGGCCCTGGTGGACCAGACGTGGCGCTGGAAGACGTACCAGGAAAACGTGCCCCTGTATCGGGATGGTGATGGTGTCCACCCGAACACGTCCGGTCACGCCGATATCGGTCTGTCGGTCGGCGCGATCCTCGCGGGGATCTAGGAAATGATCCCGCTCGAAACCACGCCGATCGTCGAGAACCTTCCCGTCTGGGTGTGGTTCTGCGGACTGCTGGTGACCTCAGTCCTCGGCCCGGCCATCGTCGCCTGGATCAACAACAAGAAGATCCGGGCAGAGGCTGAAAGCACCCGCGTGGACGTCGCCGAAATCAAGGAGCAGGTCAAGAACACGCACGAGTCGAACCTGCGCGTGGACATGGACCTAACCCGCAGCATCGCCACCGAATCGAAGGAGGAGGCGACCGAGGCCAAGGAGTCGTCCCACCGCACTGAGCGGCTGGTCAAGGACCTGATGACCTCCATCCGTGCGCTTGAACACTCGATGGACCGCCGCCAAGGGCAGGCAACCAAAGAGCTGGGTGAGGTCCGCGAGGACCTGGGCGCGCACCTCAAGGAGGTTCCCCAGATCCTCGAGGACGCCTTCAAGCGGCACGCCGCAGACTGCAAGGGCCTGCCGCAGCCTCCCACCCATACCGCCTGACCTACCCACCGTCGAACCCCTGAGAGGGGGCGCTTTCGCATGTCTGAAACCAAGCGCACCGCCGTCGTCGACACCGCCGGCCACACCCTGCGCGGCGACGTCGCAGCGGCCTACCTGCGCGCGATCGCCGCAGGTATGCCGACCGGTGGCGTCGATGTTTTCCAGCGCACGATGGCCGAGCAGAAGGCGCTCTACGACCGCTACCTGCACGGCGGCTCAATAGCTGCCTACCCGACCTGGCACGCCCCGCACGTCGACGGCCGGGCCATGGACTTCCACACCACCACGGCGGGGAAGTATGACCCGAGTCCGGCGTTCACCTGGGCGACCTTCGGAGGCATCGGCAAGGACAAGCCGCACGCTGGCGAGAAGCTGAGGATCAACCCGTTCGGCTTCTACCGGTCCGTGCCGTCCGAACGGTGGCACCTCGAGTACGACCCGAAGCTGGACAAGCACCGCGGCGCCGACCTGGCCGCCCGGCTGAAGGCTCTCGGGTTCGCCAACCTCAAGGCGTTCCAGAAGGCCAACGGGCTGGACCCCGACGGCATCGACGGCCCGATCACGTGGGCCGCCCTGCTCAGCTCGCTCATCATCACCACCCCGGTGCCCGATCCCGAGCCTGTCCCGGTCGGCCCCGTCGACTTCCGGGCGGCGACCTACAACGCGCAGCTGCAGCACTTCGGTGGCGGCTCTGACAGCGCCGATGCCACGTTCGTGGATGAGGTACTCAACGCCTCCGTGCTGGCCTGTCAGGAGGTCGACGAGAGCGCGCGGAACAGCATCCGCGAGGCGACCGACTGCAAGGTGTGGGCGTACAAGACGCTCGGCATCTTCTGGTATCCCGGCAAGTACAGCAACGGGCCCCGCATCGAGATCGACTTCAAGACCGCCTACCACGGCATGATCGGCACCGAGCTGACCAGCCTGAAGAACGGCAACACCTTCGTTGCTGCCTCCGTCCACATCCGGCCCCGCGATGCGTTCTCGTCTGCGGCGAAGGCGACGGCAGGCAAGAAGGGCGACATCGCCAAGATCATCGCCGCTCTCGCCAAGTACCCGCGGGTGCTCGTCGGCGGCGACTGGTCGAGCGACGCACGGGCCCAGATGCAGGCCGCCGGCTACCGGCTCGTCACCCCGTACGTCGACACCTACGACAAGCCGGGGACGCAGCGCCTCGACTTCATCTTCGAGCGTGGCCTCGACGACCGCACCGGCGGCTCCGAGCATCCGACGAGCTCGTCCGACCACGACGGCATGGTCGCCAACCTCACCCTGCCCGCACCCATCAGCACCACCTAGGAGAACCCAATGGCAACCATGCCTACCCAGAGCGCGTACCCGTGGAAGGCCACCCTTCGCACCGTGCTCGCCGTCGTCGTCGCCCTCGGCATCGTCGGCCCGCTCATCCTCGGAGTCATCACCGAGCAGCTCGGCAACTACATCAGCCCCGACGTCATGGGCTACATCGCCTGGGGCGTCGGTCTGATCGTGGCCATCTCCGCCACCGTCACCCGGATCATGGCCATCCCGCAGGTGAACGCCTGGCTGACCAAGTGGCTCGGCCTCGGTGCCACCCCCAAGGCCAGCAGGCCGCCGACGCCTGCCACGAAGCCCACCAACTACTGACCGACCCTGAACGAAAGGACCCAACATGTCCGGCACTCTCACCTGGTTCGGGAACGGGCTGCTGAAGCTCGCAACCGGCTCGATCGACCTCGACACCGACACGTTCAAGGTCATGCTCTGCACCTCGGCATACACGCCCAACCAGGACACCCACGTGTTCCGCAGCGACGTCACGAACGAGATCGCCGGCACCGGCTACACCGCGGGCGGCGCGACCCTGTCTGGTGTCGCGGTCACCTATGACGGGGCCAGCAACCAAGTCCGCATCTCATGGACCGACCCGACCTGGTCGACGGCCAGCTTCACGGCCCGGACGGCAGTCATCTACAAGTCCCGCGGCGGCGCATCCACGG